CTTAACAGTGACAATAACACAATTCAAGCGAACGCTTGGTCGTGCGTATTCTCGACTGCTAAGCTCCTATGCGTCTCTTGGTGCCATGCTCAAGGTAAAACTTGGGCGACCGGCAATTCCACATATCTTAGGATGTGTGGCGTTGCTGGGACGGAGAGCTAACCTTTCAGTAGTCAAAGTAGTTATCACTACGTTGAAAACTTACCACTTGTTGTATAAGTCAGGGGGGATCAAGTTTTTGGTAATTTACCTGAAAGCTTGCTCCTCAATGCTTCAACAGTTTGCAGGTGGACAACGCCTATACGACCTGACGCCCTTCGGGGCCAGGGTCGGTCGAACGCATGGTGGATGTCCTTCTATTATTCCAGCCCTTCATCGGGCTCGTATCCGTCAGGGAGAGTTTTGGGCAATAAGATTCTGGGCTACTCTATTCGGCTTATACCGAGTCTTAGAGTTTCCTGGAAAATTAAAGGTCAATACAATCACTGATGGAACACGGATGGATCCTACCTTAGGGTACGAATTTAGTCAATTCGTACTCACTCATCTGGTCAAAGTGTTGAAGACTAAGTTCCAAAAAGAAGGAACAGTAACTGATGCACTTTGGTCGGAGGAGGGGCAGGGTCCATTGGAGTACATGAAGTCACTCCGAGCCAATCCATTCGTAATCTCAAAGTCTGGACCTTCGGTGCGAGGGTACGATGCTCCCGTAGGGGCACAAAGTACCTCACCCGCATCGGTGCTAAGTTCAGCATTCACATGGCTTCATAGTCCTTTATATCCAGTTCTAACGAACTGGTGTAAGATGACTGGAAACATATGGGTGCTGAATCGCATAGAATCCTGGGCCAAAGAGTTGTGGGTGTGGGAGGATTCTCTTCCCCTCTCCTCATCAGGGCCGAAGTGCCCTTTTGAAGCAACTAATTGGCTCGGGAAACTTGGGTTCAAACCTGAGCCGGCTGGAAAGATCCGAGTATTCGCCATGGTCGATCCTTGGACACAATGGATCCTGAACGCACTCCACAAAGGTGTGTTTGGGCTCTTGGAGCAAATTCCACAAGATGGAACTTTCGATCAGGAGCGTCCGATTCGTAATCTGAGGCGCTGGCAGGAGGTAAACCGTTCGACGAACGGTCGCCTTCCACCGGTGTTCTCATTTGACTTATCGTCCGCAACGGACCGGATTCCATTGGTCTTGCAAAAGATCCTCTTAAGCCCCTTCTTAACAAGTTGGGGTGCGGAATTGTGGGGCTGCCTCATGGTTGGTCGTAAATATCATACACCCAAACGGGTCTCTTTCGGCAAGAACCAACCTAAACAGTTGGTTTCCGAATTAGGTTACGTGATGTATGCTACTGGACAACCCATGGGAGCTCTGTCGTCCTGGGCGATGCTGGCGTTTATTCACCACGCGATCGTTCAATGGGCTGCCTTAAGAGCAGGCGTGATAACTATTGGTAAAGGTTGGTACGAGGGCTATGCCGTCTTGGGAGACGACGTAGTGATAGCTCGTAGTAGTGTGGCTAGGGAGTACTTAGCGTTGATGAAACGCGCTGATGTCGCTATCGGGGCTCATAAGAGCCTCGAGTCGCGTAATGGTTCTACCTTTGAATTTGCGAAACGAACTTTCCTCCATGGAGAGAACGTTAGCATGATACCTTTTACTGAGTTTGTTGTAGGTCGGCAATCTCTTGCTGGTCTACTCGAACTTATTAGAAAGTATTCCTTAACCCTTGGACAGACGCTGTCTGTCCTTGG